AAGGGTCACATGAGAGAAAACGTAGCTCAACTTTATGAAAACCAAGCTTCTCACTTAATTAACGAAGCATCATCTACATCTGATACAGGTGCATTTGAAACAGTGGTTTTCCCTATCGTTAGAAGAGTTTTCTCTAAATTATTAGCAAATGATATCGTTTCAGTACAAGCTATGAACTTACCAATCGGTAAATTATTCTACTTCGTACCTAACATTCAGTCTTACCAACCAGGTACTTCTGAGCACTACGCACCTTATGGTTCACCAAACCAAGCTGTAGGTCAAACTCCAAACAGTGGATATGATTACAACTTAACTAAAGACCTTTACGATAGATTCTACGAAGGTAACGAACCAGCGTTGGATCCACCAGGTTTATTCGATTATTCTAAAGGACAATATTCAGCAATCACAGCACCAGTTGGTACAGTTGCTTGGTCTGCTGCAGGTTTGTTAGTACCTTCAGCATATACTCTTTCTGATTACAGAAAAGTGTTAATTGAAATGTCAGGTTTTGCATCTGCTGGAGCAGGTAAATTAATCGGTCCTGATGGACAACCAATGGACAACGAAGCTTTCTTGTCTGATTTGACTATCTATGGTGTTGCAGGTAACGCAACAACATCTGCAAATACAAGTAACCCTTACTTATTTAGAGTAGTAACTCAAAGATACGGTAAAGGTATCGTTCAGTATGGTAACAACAACTCTACTTTGTTATTCCCTGAAAGTAAAACTGACGGTGGTCAGTATGACAACTTATGTGATGCTGAAGGTAAAATCTATTTAGAAGTTGATCTTCAAGTACCAGTATGTATCACTTGTGGTGGTTCATTAGACGGATACACTGGTTCAACTTTCGAATCTACAGCAGCTTCTGGAAGTGCATTCTCAGCGACTTATAGAATCTATAAGAACTTGGAATTCGAAGATAAGATTGGTGAAGTTTCATTCGACCTTATGTCAGTAACAGTTTCTGTAACTGAAAGAAAGTTAAGAGCACAGTGGTCTCCAGAAATGGCACAAGACGTTGCGGCGTTCCACAACATCGACGCTGAAGCTGAATTAACAGCATTATTATCTGAGCAAGTAGCAGCTGAAATCGACAGAGAAATCTTGAGAGACCTTAGAAAAGGAGCGGCTTGGAACTTAAGATGGGATTACAATGGATGGAAGAGATTAGGTTCTAACGCAGTTCCTTATACTCAGAAAGATTGGAACCAAACTCTTATCACAGCAATCAACCAAATTTCAGCACAAATCCACAAGTCAACATTGAGAGGTGGAGCTAACTGGATCGTTGTTTCTTCTGAAATCAGTGCTATCTTTGATGACTTGGAATACTTCCACGTATCAAACGCGGCTCCTGAGCAGGATCAATACAACATGGGTATTGAAAGAGTTGGTACATTAGCAGGTCGTTACCAAGTGTATAGAGACCCTTACTTCCCACCAAACCAAGTGTTAATGGGTCACAAAGGAACTTCTCTATTGGACACAGGTTACATCTACGCACCGTATGTACCTCTACAATTAACTCCTACAATGTACAATCCATTCAACTTTACACCAATCAAAGGTATCATGACTAGATACGCTAAGAAAATGGTTAATAACAGATTCTACGGTAGAATCACAGTTGATGGAGTTAGAACATTCGACTTGAGAGAATTGAGATAATCAATGATTAATTATGGTAAAAAGGGACAAGAAATTGTCCCTTTTTTTTTATCCTGATATTTATAATAAATTATATATTATGATTAAGCAAACTTGGGAAATATCTAACGAAGAAAGAAATAGAATTTTATCTCTTCATGAATCGGCAACGAAAAATCATTATTTAATGTCAGAACAGGGGGACGAAAGTCTAGTTTACGATGGGACTGGAGCAAGTACGTTGTATGACCAAGATGAAAATTACAAATACTATATAACTCAACCAAATTATAGTGATATCGGGGACTATTTAGATTGGAATAGAAAGTACTATGTTCTGGCAACTAATTCTAACGGTACTAGTTTTAAGTGTGATTTTAGTAAAGATGAAAAAGGTTTTCCAATGGATATTAAAGTTTTGGTAGATAAACCTTTACCAATACTATCCGCAGACCCGAGTAGAAATCAATTTCTATTAGGCATGAAAAGAACATCCAAAAAAAGCTATAACTACACAAAAGGTAATGAAATAACTAAAAATGCTTACATCGAAGGGGAGACTACAAAAGGTGCTATGGATACCCAACTCCCAACTGGAAATAAAATATACGCGGTCTTTTTCGAAAGAGATGGGAGACCTACAACTGTGGTTGTTGCGGCGGAGGAGAGTGGTACATTCAAAGCTGATTATGATATAAATTTTCTTGAATTAAAAATAGGGTCAGTAACACTATTCAATCCTTGGAATGAAGGATTTTATATCCCTGGAAGGAAAAAAATAATTGGGAGATTTTCATTGTATTTACCAACTCAGCATAATTCTTATCCATTACGTCCTGATTTTTTCAATCCTGGTAGAACACCAGAAGATACTCCTGACCCAATCCCAAATCCTCCACAACCAGTTTCATTGGGTGATAAATTTGCAAACAATATATCACAACCAAACAGAGATGCAATATTGAATGACCCCAAATTTATAGAATTTAAGAAATTTGTTGAAGGTAATGATATGGCCAAATTCGTGTTTGTTATTGAGTCATCAGCGTCTAAATGTGCTGCAGGTTACAAAGAAGCCAACAGTGCAAATGGTAAATGGAGTGACGACAAAGATAATTATCCTGATGTTGTAGTTGCCGATAGCGCGGATAAAAACGATTTAGGTAATCTTAATCTGACAAAAGCAAGAGCACAAAACCTCAAGAATTTTTTGATTACGAATTTACCAAAATTGAAAAACTCAAAATTTGAGGTAATCGCACAAGGTTCTATAGGAATTTGCGGTACGGAAGCGGAAAATCAAAAATACAGGAAAGTTAATTTGGATGTGAGAAAACTCTGACCCGTTTCTCGGCAATAACCACTTGCATTTCATAACGATCGGAATATTCTTTCACGTTTGCAGTAAAATATAAATCAGACAAAATCTCGAAACTTTCGAAATATTTACATCCTCCCCATTTGTAGTCTTTATTTTTATATTGAACGTAACATAAGGTTTGTATTTTTAGATTTTTTCTATCTATTTCATCAAATTGATAAGCATCTAAAAAGGTAATTGAGTTAATTTGACTGTACCAAGTTGTAATATAGGATTTGTAATCATTTAACAAATTATCCAATCTCGGTATTTTTTCAACATTTACAAGAAGAGGGAGTATTTCAACATTCAAACCATATTTTTTGATGGATTCAATATCTTCATTTGCCGCAACAACATCTAAGTAGTAAACGTATCCACGATTCTGAGCATTAGCTAGAAAAGAAAACAAAACGAGAGAAAAAGACAAAAGATATTTCATGTTGATTTTAGATTTTTTCTTGAGTAAAGTGGTTGTTAAATATTCTGAGTGATTTTGAGACTAATTCGGATTCTTGAAGTGTAAAGATATTAGAATTGTGAGAATATTCCAAAGCCTTTATTAAAAAAAAATACGCTTGTTCTAAGTTCATGTCATCACATAGGGTGTTTACATCATTTGGAGTGTAATAGGCGATACTATCAAATAGTAATCCTATTGGTTGTTTTTGTTCCATTATTTTGAGTTGACTGTATATTTATTATAGTGAGAAATATTATAAGAAAAATAATTAAGGAGGTGAGTGGTGCAGGTATTAGTGGTGCTTATTCAGGACCACTTGTACTCGGACCACAAACATGGAAAGATGACCAACTTGGTCCTTTCACAGAGCCAGTTTACAAATATACGAATGCCCAACTTGCCTATCAAGAGGCGGATGGAGATTTTACAGAATCTCCCGAAGAAAGAAAAAAAATAGAACAAAGGACCAAGAAGATTAGTAAACTCAATATGGAAAAGAAAAAAACCTACAAAGGGCAAAACGATGAGGAAGGGTCGGCAATCAATCCAACTATGAGTGGTGAACCGTTGAAAGAAAAAATAGTAAAAGAAGACTTAGCAGTTTGGTTTGGTACAAAGAAGAAACCTAAAGGTTCAAAACAACCTTCAGGACCATGGGTTAATATTTGTAGAAAGAAAGAAGGAGGAGGACATCCCCCTTGTGGTAGGCCTGAAGCGGATAGTAAATCGTATCCTAAATGTCGAGCTAAAGGAGTTGCTGCAAACATGACTGACTCTCAAAAGAAATCGGCATGTTCACAGAAAAGGAGGGCGGAAAAATCAGATCCTAAAGTTGGAACTGGAAACAAACCAACTATGACATCTTATAAACCAAAAAAATCCCAAAATGAATCATTAAGGGATTTAATTACCAAAATTTTGAAAGAAAGTATTAGATAAGTTTCTCCAAAATTTTTTTGAGAGAATGTTGTATCTGACTATGCATTTCTTTTTCGAACTTCATCCTCGCATCTTCGACTTTATTATCAAACATTCTGTTTAATTTATTAGACATCAAATCAGAAACCACAATGTCGTAGTTGTACACGTGATTTGTTATATTTATCCTATTTTCATGAAGAACAACAAACATTTGTAGAAACTCATTTCTGATGTATCTTTTTTGTGAGAGAGGAGCGATTAAAAATTTAGAACTTTCATGATTAATTAACTTACGACAAATTGAAGATGCGGTTTTTTCATTCTCATCAAGTTCTACTTGTGGTATAAGGTTTCTTTTGAATCTAATAAAAAGCCTGGTCCAAATTTTTTTGAAGAATTTTTTCATGATATTGGGTGTATTTTGATAACCTTACAAAGGTAATAAAATTCTTCGATAAAAAAAAAGAGAACCTTAAAGTTCTCTTTAATATTTCTAACAATACGCCCCTGAGCAGTGTTTCTTTCCATCTAACCCCGGCATACTACCTTTACATACTTGGACTGCGTATCCATTAGCGTACGCTGAAGGATAGACCTTGAACTTTGA